GTATTAAAATGACATGGAATTTGTGGTTTAATGGTTATCTTAAATATCAGCAATCAACTATAATGACTGAACAACAGACATTAAACTATGCAGAAGCATTAAAGGCTGCAGTTAATGATTGCAAAGATTTTCGTAAACAAGATAGGAACAATTAATGTCATTAAAAGTATCGGAATTATTTTACTCATTACAAGGCGAAGGGCGATTTATGGGAGTACCGTCAATTTTTTTACGAACATTTGGTTGCAATTTTCGCTGTAGAGGTTTTGGAATGCAAAACGGTGAATTAAGTACGGAAGCTTCGGATCTTGCAAAATCTGCATCATTATATACAAGCTATAATTTACTTCCATTAGTAACTACTGGTTGTGACTCATATGCTGCGATATATCCGCAGTTTAGACATCTTAGTCCAGCAATGTCTATTGATGAAATTGTAGACAGAATGATCGCACTGTTACCTAACAATGAATGGGGTGGTGTACACTTAGTTATTACAGGCGGCGAACCATTATTACCAGGTTGGCAACAAATATATCCAGAATTATTAAAACATCCATTATTAGCAGATTTGAAACACATTACATTTGAAACTAATGGTACACAAGAACTGTTACAAGATTTTGAAAACTACTTATACATGGAAAGACGGTATCAAACTACGTTTTCAGTTAGTCCTAAGCTAAGTGTAAGTGGCGAGCCTAGAGAAAAAGCTATACGTCCTGAGATTGTAACAGAATATCAATTTTCAGGTCATAGTTCATTCTTAAAATTTGTAGTAGCATCCGAAGACGATGTAACAGAAGCACTTGAAGTAATGCAGCTATATAAAGACAACGGATTTAGAGGTGATATTTACTTAATGCCAGTAGGCGGTGTAACTGATGTATACAACCTTAATAATCGACGAGTAGCAGAACTTGCATTAAAGCACGGATTGAGATACAGTGATAGACTTCACCTCCCACTCTTTGGCAACAGTTGGAATACGTAATAATTTCCCCCAATTGTTGCTAAATAAATATATAAAATATTAACAATTGGGGGACTTATGACAAATCCAAAAACTAAACTTACTGAATTTGAATTTAGAGAAAAAGTTAACAACGTAAACGGCCATTTAATTAAATTACACATGGCTGACTACAATGGAGTTGATGCACGATATAATATTGAGTGTGTACACGGCGTTAATACGTTGTATGGGTGGGCGTTACTTAAAGAAAAAAAACACTGTTGTAATAAAGGTTACCATAGTCAGCGAACACCTACCCTTACTAAGTCATTAACTATTAGAATTAGTGAAATTAAAGAGATATGGAACGATGATTTTGAATATAGCACTGCTAGATTTGATACTGATAATAGAAAAATAATATTAAAATGTAAAGTACACGGTGAGTTTAGTCAATGGGTTCGAAATTTACTAAAATCAAATAAAAGCAAATTTGGATGTCCGTACTGTACTAAAGAAATACAATACGAAAGAAATATTACAAATTTAGAAAAAGCAAGAATTGCATTACAAAAATCAGGATTATCCGGAAAATGGGTTTCTAAATCAGAAACTAAATGGTTAGACGAGTTAACTATTCGAGATAGACAAGTTTGGTTACCGGATGTGCAATATAGAGTTGACGGATTTGATTCAACTACTCATACTGTTTACTTATATCATGGTAATTTTTGGCACGGTTGTCCAACTACCTATGATCCCGAAATGCAACATCCAATATTAAAAATTAAAATGAAAGACTTATACGAAAAAACAATGCATTACGAAAATAAAATTAAGGAAGCAGGTTATAATTTAATAACTAAATGGGGAACATAATGTTTGGAAATTTTATAAAAAAAGTGTTTAGTGGTGAAAATCCAGAACTAAAACATCAACAAGAAGTACAAGAAGCAATTAAAGCTAAACAAAAAGCTAAACCTAAAGCAAAAGTTAAGCCAAAAGCTAAAGTAATTGAAAAAGAACCGCTAACTGACAAAGAAAAAGCTACCTTAAAACATGAACCATGGGTTGATGTAATTGGGTTTAAAGTTAATCCAAGTAACATTAGAAATGGTTTTTTTGAAATTGATTGGAATGATCACTGGATTGAAAAATTAAAACAAGAAGGGTATGGCTTTGACGGCGATCCTGAAGAAGAAATAGTAGGTCGTTGGTACAGAGATATTTGCACCAACGCTGCAGCAGCCGAAGGCATTGATATATCAGATCAGGACTTTGGATTCCTTAACGTTAACCGATCAGGCAACTAATGACATTTATTTTAGTAGATACTTCAAACTTATTTTATCGTGCAAGGCATTCAGTGCAAGGTAGTGCCGATTTAAAACTTGGAATGGCATTGCACATTACATTTAATAGTGTTAAAAAAGCATGGCAAGACTTTGGAGGAGAACACGTAGTATTCTGTTTAGAAGGACGCAGCTGGCGTAAAGACTTTTACGAACCATATAAGAAAAATCGTGCAGTAACACGCGCTGCTATGACAGTAAGAGAACAAGAAGAAGATAAACTTTTTTGGGAGGCATACGGTGATTTTACAACATTCCTAAATGAAAAAACTAATTGCACAGTATTACAACATTCAAAGTTAGAGGCAGATGATTTAATTGCTGGATTTATTCAGATGCATCCGGAATCTAAACATGTTATTGTTAGTACAGATACTGACTTTCATCAATTGATTAGTGAAACTGTTAGTCAATATAACGGTGTAGCAGATCAACACGTTACGCATACCGGTTATTATGATGCTAAAGGAAAACCTGTAATTGATAAGAAAACAGGCGAACACAAAGTACCATTTGATCCGGAATGGGTATTATTTGAAAAATGTATCCGCGGTGATACTAGCGATAATGTGTTTTCAGCATATCCTGGTGCTAGAACCAAAGGCACTTCAAAGAAAGTCGGGTTAACTGAAGCGTTTGAAGATCGCAACACAAAAGGTTATTCGTGGAATAACTTTTTATTACAAAAATGGACTGATCATAATGGTCAAGAACATCGAGTATTAGACGATTATGAACGAAATCGCGTGCTAGTTGACTTAACTAAACAACCAGCAGAAATTCGGTCGTTTATTAACGAAACAATTAGTACTAATTCTAAACCTAAATGCATTACACAAGTTGGTTCACGCATGATTAAATTTTGTCAATCATATGATATGAAACGGATGATTGACAATATCCAACCATTTGCAGAACCGTTTCAAGCAAACTACCCAATAAAATAATTATGAAAAAGATTACAATACTAAAAGAAGAACTAATTGAAATATTAGCAGTACTAGACAAGTTTCCAGATGTAGAAAAGATTGATGTAGGGTATGATAACAATAGCGGTATTGGTTACATATTAAATATTTCATTCCCATACGTAGTAAACGGTGTTGCTACTACTCAAACTGTTGAAATTACAGGTGTAGATCAATGGTAGAAATTGAATTACACGCTAAACCTATTATTGATGGCAAATTTTGGATTGTTGAACAAGACGGTTTAAAAGTTGCTACACTGCATAAAAAAGAAAACAAATATGTGTTAAGTAATACAGACGGTGAGATACTGTTTAATAAAAAAGAAGAAATAACTAATCAATTTGGATCTGATTTCTTCTTAACTAAACATAATATAAAAGTGTCTGCGGTTGAAACAAATGAGTGTTATGGATATCCGACTAGTTGTAAACCGTATAACGCTATATACGACGTTAGACGCAAGTTACCACTGTTTACTAAAAGTGATCAAAGTAAAAGTCTGTACTGCGCCGGATATTATACTATTAAATTTGAAAAAGGATGGGTTAAAAGCTTCTGTCCTAAAGTAATTACTATAGAACGCAATGATCACAAAGGTCCGTTTAAAACGGAATTAGAAATGAAAATGGTACTAACTAATGCAAAATCAGATTAATTTAACACCAATAACACAATTTGCTCAGTTGTTACGTGCAACTGAGCTTTCTCAACAAAAAGAAGTTAAAATTCCAGTTCAACAAGCTAGATTACTTAACTTAGCACTAACTGAGATTTTAGATCAGCTTAATCAAGATAACATTGCGCTACTTATTGAATTACGTAATCCATCTTCTCCTGAAATAGTAAACATAACTATGGATGGTGGCGGATTTAGCGAAGGCAACTAACGATAAATACACGTAGTTAATAGGAGGACCTCATGTCTCGACCCAAACCACGTGTATTATTAGAAAATCTTGACCCGAACACACTTCAATTAGATCAAATATTAGAAGCAGATGCTATTTGGGCGGTTGTTTATAAAGACGAACCATTTAATTTAAAGACAACTTCAAAACAACTCGGTTCTAAATATAAAAAATCGTCTTTTTCAAATCCAGGTCATGCACACAACTTAGCAGAAAAGCTAAACACTACATTTAAATGCAGCGACTTCGCTGTTGTAAAGCTAACTAAAGGGGTTACAGTGCGATGATTCTACGCGACACACTAACACGCATATTTTTAGACCAATGGGGAAAGTGTTCTGACGACACTAACGTAAAACTATACTCTCGCAAATGGTGGCAATCCTCGCGTGTAGGAAAACAAACTGCTTACAGGTTAAGTGAAGATGGGTTTGAGTTTTTAACTAACACATTAGAACTCAAATCATACGAAATCCCATTTACAGATACAATTGAGATAAGTCCACAAACAATTATATTCTTAGAACGGTATTTAGATTGTCCTTATTACTTAACATATAAAAGTATAACAGTGTTCTCAGAACGCAAATGCGTTGAACTATATTTCTTTTCAGATGACATACGACGATTTGGATTAGCGAAAGCAATGAAAGAACGAACTTCTTAATTAAAAATAAGTCTTGACGTTTGCTAAAAATACTGTATAATATGCTACATAGTTTGTTAGCAACACAACATATTAACACTGCTACAAGTTATTTAATTTACTTTTTCTTTTTTACTAACCTATGAGGTAATAATTTATGA